GCGGAGAAACATTGGTCCAACTTCCAATCGAGTTGTCACACTATTTTGTATGACGAGGTTGGAAAGCAGAATCCAAGAGTCGGTGGAAAAGACGAAACTTCGGATGAGTTCTTAGGGGTGTGTAATACAGTCCCTATGGTGCCAGTTATGGCTGCCGTCGAGGATAAGGGCAAAACCCCTGTTCTCGCAGAGCTCGTGTTGGCTACTAGTAACACTAAAGACTTGAATGTCAAGAGTTACTATACCAATCCTGCTGCCATTTTACGTCGATTCGACTTGATCATCACTTTGACGGTTAAGCCAGAGTTCGCACAGGATAATGGTATGTTGAGTCCTGCGCTTGTTCCCAGGCCCGATGGCACTTTTCCGGATATCTGGAATATAAAGTGCGAGGTAGCTGTGCCTACTGACCCACCAAAGGGAACGACAGAGCAAGGATTTGAGTTTAAGTTGCTTGCGACTTTTACTAATACTCCTGACTTTGTTCGTTTCTATGCGTTGCGAGTTAGCGAGCATAGAGGGAATCAGGATCGTGCAATATTCGCTGGAGAGGTGATGCGTACGATTGAATTCTGTGATTCACCGGATCACGTAGTTCCTCTGCCGCGCTATATGTGCGGCTGTCCTGTGCCCCAGGCGCGCGAACGACCTGATGTGAGTTATCGCACCACGTTGATCGAAACGTTTTCTCAAGCCGTTTTGGATACGACAGTGTTCACGGAGCAACCTCAGCAATGGTTGCTAGTGTGGCTGTTTACTTTCCTTTTGCGATTCACCATTTTTAAGTGGATTTTCGCATTTTGGTTCTCTGATGCCAAGCTAGTTGCAATGGCTAAGAAAGCAGCATACGACCGATACACTGCTAAGCGACTTGCCATAACTATGGCATATCGACACTCCAGGTTATTCGTCACACCACGAATGGTGCGAATTATTGGAGATTGTGCTCAAATGGCTCTTGTTGCATATTGTTCCTGGAAAACTGTTTCCTGGATGACTTCCCGACCCAAAGCTAAAGCTCAAGGGGCCAAAATTTCTGTTTCCACATTGGACAATGAGGTTGTTTGGTATAAAGACGATTACGTCACAACACCGGCCGATGTAGGAAAAAGTTGTATTGGTCTCAAGGGTTTCACACCTGATCGCTTACTCGAAGTTTACCAGAATAATTTGGTAACTTTGATTTTCGACACCGGAAGAACAACTATTGTTAACGGTGAAGAGAAACGATTGGTGCGAAAGCAGCGGGCGTTCTGTTTGCAAGATCGCCTTTACGTGTTTAATAATCATGGCATTCCTGACCGCGACGATGGGAAGGTTATGTGTGATATTATACGTGGTCCTGTTGGACCCGGTGTATCTGCTAACATTAAGGGCTATGAAATCTTTCCTTCCAGATTGATTCGTATGCCCGAGAAGGACTTAGCATTTGTTTGGCTTGACGTTCTTGACAGCCGGAAGTCCATGCTTGGACTTCTTGGCACGAAGGAACTTAAGGGCTCCTTCAATGGATTTCTTCTTGGCCGTAATTTTAATGGTCATTTGGATGCACCTAATAGTGTGCGAAACATCCAGAAAGGCGATGCTACTATACCCGATATTGGGTATCTTTCTAGTTTGTGGAAAGGAGTCTCTCAGACACGTACCGTGGATGGAGATTGTGGATCCATATTAATTGGTGAGTCCTCGTTTGGTCCTGTTCTTTTAGGAATTCATGCTGCTGGTTATGTTTTAAATAACAACATACTAGTGGCTAGTATTTCTCGAGAGGACGTTGAAGGTTTGGTTCAGCGTTTTGTGCGTCACCCGGTAGAAGCTTCAGAAATGAAGATTGATAAACCTGGGTATGAGCGCGAAGTAGTTGACTTACACAAGAAGAGTCCCTTCCGTTATTTAGAGGAGGGTTCTACTGCTGTGTTTGGTTCGATTGCTGGACATCGTTCTGATTCTAAGTCTTCTTTGGTGCAGACCCCTATTTGCAAGGAATTGTTGAGTAGGGGTTACGAGCTTAAGTATGGCGCCCCAGTTATGAAAGGCTGGCGTGTTAAACATAATGCTCTTAAGGAAATGCTTAACCCTGTGATGAATGTCGATCCCGCAAAGCTTGAAGCTATAGCGGAACAGATGGCCAAAGAAATCATGGAGCGGCTTCCTGCTGGATGGCAGGAGACCCTCGGTGTGGTTTCCGAGGATATCGCAGTTAATGGTCAACCTGGTGTGCCCCATATGGAGCGCATCAATATTGGTACTAGTGCTGGTTTCCCATATAATAAGTCTAAAAAACATTTTGTTGTTCCTTTAGATCCATTTTTGGGATTAGCTGGCCCCATTGAACTTGACCCAGCAGTTAAGGCTGATATAGCCATGGTACTACTGGCGTACAAGGAGGGTAAGCGTTCCTATCCTGTTTTCCGTTGTGTGATGAAGGATGAAGCAAGGAAGTGGGAGAAGATTCGTAAAGAATTGACTCGTATTTTCTATGCTGCACCTGTTGGTTGGTCTATTGTCTTTAGGATGCATTTTTTGACGTTCCTACGACTATTCTACACCAATCACAGAGCTTTCGAAGCACTACCTGGTATTGCCACTAATTCATTTGAGTGGTCTGCAGTGGCGGAAGATTTATTCCGCCATGAACATGTTATGGATATGGACTATAAGGGTTTCGATATTGAAGCCATCAAGGCCGTGATCATGCACGCTGTTTTCCGTTGCATAATTATTATCATGGAAGCATCTGGTATGTATACGGATGATGAAATTAAGGCAATTGAGTGTATCAATGTTGATTGTTCTTTCGCCCTTTTGGACTTCTTTGGTGATTTAATGATGGCTATGGGAATAAACCCTTCAGGGAACCCTGCTACAGTTATGTTCAACTGCTTGGCAAATAGCATGTTATGTCGTCTCGCTTATTGGGATTTGAATCCTGATGCTGAAATACGGTCTTTCCGTGATTTCGTCTCCTTGTATACATATGGAGATGATAACGGTCAGGGTGTCAGCAGTCGCGAGTGGTATAATATGCGTGCCATATCTGAAGCATTGGCAAAATACGGTATTACCGTAACTGATGCTGAGAAGAGCGTGGTTCCTAAGGAATACCAGGATCCGGAGAAACTTACTCTGTTGAAGAGGAAGTTTGTCTGGTCGGATGTTGTTGGAGCATGGATGGCACCATTAGAGATTTCTTCTATTGAGAAGCCTCTTTTGGTACATATTAAGAGTAAGACTGAGACTCAGGAGAATCAGCTTATTCAATCCATTGGTGGCGCTATGCGCGAGTTCTTCTTTCATGGGAGAGAGGAATTCGAGCGCAGACGCGTAGAATTGATGGATGTGGTGGAAAAGTGCGGTCTCCAGGATTATGTTGTTGATTCAACCTTCCCTACTTGGGAGGAAGAATTAGTACGATTCTGGAACACCGCTGAGAAGCGCCACTTTAATTAGTGGAGCCGCGACCTACGCCATAAGGTCGGTAAATATATGTGGCGCTGCTTTGCAGCACGGGCCTACGCCATAAGGTCTTAACCAAAATGTGGCCGCGGGGAGTAGTTACTGCTTTTGGAATCTGTGAAATTCCAGAGGAGAGTGGACTCTCCCGTATCTTGGATGGGCGTTCCCCAAAATTGCTATTTAGCAAAGCGTGGTCCTGGACGCACATCTCACAACCCCTCTCCCGGGCTTGGTCGCCCGAGATGAGGTTAAATAACGGCCAACTATTTCTACTACTCTTGATATTATGTTGTGGAGGTTTCAATCCTCCGATGCTTCATATTCTACACCGAATATGTCTGTTTCCGTGGAGCAAGTGATGCAGTTCCACGATGAATCTGTCCAGAAGGCAGTTGACTTGTCAACTAACATTATGGCACCATCAACCCAACCGGATCAGTCATTCGCTGATTATTTCAAAAGGCCTGTCGCTATCTATGAACGAACCTGGCCTTCCACAGATGCATATGGTGGTAGTAACTTTACTATCAAACCGTGGCAGCTATGGGCTCAGAAGACCCAAGTTTCTTCGAAATTAGCAAATTTTGCTTTTCTTCGAGGTAATCTCCATATCAAGGTGATGATTAACTCTACGCCTTTTGTCTATGGTGCGGCTCTTATTAGTTATAATCCACTCCTTGTGGGTACTGACTATCGAGTTGTTGGTGCTTCTGCGTGTGATATCAACGCGAGGTCGCAGCGACCTTCATTTCTGATCTACCCGCAAACCAATACAGGGGGAGAAATGGTATTGCCGTTTTTCCACCCGCAGGATTGGTTGCGAGTCGGTGTTTTGAACGATTTCACCACCATGGGTGAAATTAACTCGATCACCGTGGTTCCTTTACGCTCCGCAAGTGATACAGTTACAGGGGCTGCATTGTCCGCACATGTGCAGGTTTTGGCATGGATGGAAAACCTAGAACTCTCCGGCTCAACCGTTGGTCCTGTTTTGCAAGCCAAGGATTCAGTTGATGAGTACAACACGGGTGTTATATCCAAACCAGCTAGTGCCATTGCGGATATTGCACATGACTTGGAGAAAACTCCAGTCATTGGCAAATTTGCCACTGCTGCCACGATTGGTGCAAGAGCTATTGCTAGAATTTCCAGTTTGTTTGGGTTTTCTACGCAACCTACTCTAGCCGATCCGCAGCCCATGTTCTCCCAAGCGTTTCCACTTTTATCCACTGTTGGTATCTCAACGCAATCGGAGAAGTTGTCTTTGGATCCTAAGGCGGCTCTTGGTGTCGACCCATCTATTGTTGGCGCCCCACAGGATTCACTAAATTTGGTGGATATTGCCGGTCGTGAGGCTATCGTAGCAGTTGGGACGTGGAATACCACGGACGCTGTAGATAATCTTCTCATGACCACTCGGGTCACTCCGTTCTTTCAGAACACGGCTAGCTCAACAGTGGGTAGTACTGCGGTGCAGCACAGCCCTATGAGTTGGGTCGCTAGTATGTTTGGACATTGGCGTGGTGATATTATATTCCGTTTCCGGTTTGTAGCCACCCAGTACCATAAAGGACGTGTCATAATCTCTTGGGACCCTGCCGGCATCGCAGGCAACAGTATTAACAATACAGTCTCTTCTGAAGGTATTGTTAAGAGTGTTGTAGTCGATATTGGTTCGACTCCAGAGATTGAAGTTCGCATTCCCTATCATCAGGCGTATGCGTGGTTATCTACTATGGGACCATTTTACGATGATCCTGTGCAGATTGGCAATAATGTCTTTGAATATCTTGATGGGCAAGATAATGGTATCCTCACAATGCGCATTTTTAATGTGCTACGTGGGCCAAATGTGCAACCCATACAATGGATAATGTCTGTACGAGCCGCCGAAAACTTCGAGGTTGCGAATCCCTCATTAGCTGTTGACTCTGTTAATTCAGACTCACCGCTGTACATGAGTTATTTCGTGCCCCAGTCAGGCGACTCGGTAGAAGAAGCCGATTTCGGCACACCTTCTGAGGTTAATGCCAAGTACCTCCTCAATTTTGGGGAGAAGATCTCGTCATTGCGAGAGATTTGGCAACGAAAGTCTTTTGTGTTCTCTTGGGCTCTGCCTGATAATAGTGCAGATTTAGCACAGAGGACATTGAAGCTGTTCAGCCTACCCGGTCAACCCGGTTATAATGGTGGGACCCAGACAGCTTGGAAACAAGCTGGTCCAGGTTCTACTATCGCCGGTTTTACGTGGTCGCGGTTTAACTACTTAAGTTACATCGCTCCTGCGTTTGTTGGTTGGAAAGGCTCGGTGGATTGGACTTTCAACTTCAATAGTGCGTCGATGGCTAGGAGTTTTAGGGTGTCGAGAGGTAAATATTCTCTCACCGCCCCAACTCTAACTACTGTTTCTGGTTCTCTCACTTCTGAGAATACCGGAAGCTCGGACACTACCATGCGGAGGATAATAGGCGATAAGGGATCCGCCCTCACTTATCAACCCACTAGGGGTGGAGTTAGTGTGATAGTACCCTTCTATAGCAAATTTAAGTTTGCTTTAGCGTCCGCTGAGATGTGGAACCAACCTCCAACTACGTTTGACATGCGACAAAATAATATTGTTGTCGATTTGGCATTTACCAAGAATTCCTCAGGCATAGAACGGGGTGGAGCCATTGAAGGCTACTGCGCAGCTGGTGCTGATTTCACGCCGCTGTTCTTCTTAAACGTACCTCCGCTGTACGCTTATGCTTCAGTTCCTATTGCGAACTAACATTTCCAGGCTAATGGTGAGTCCTGGTCCCATTGTGTAGGGAGGAATACACAATGCCTTGTAAAGAACACGTTATTACAGCAACGTCATGCTGACCAGGAATTGTAAATCTATGTGCACGATGCATAGAGGGGGTCCTGGCCCCTAGAGCGAACACGACTAGTGTCATAAGTTCGCTAGTCGTGAACTTATTGCTACACAGAGTCGTG